CCGTCAGCGCCACTGGTGCCGGCGCGTTCACCGGCAATGGCGACCCGGCGCAGGCATACGGCTTGACCGCGCTTCGTGTCAGCGGCAGCTACGGCGGCGGCATCCGCTTCCTCGACTCCCCGGTCAATGCCGGCATCTGGACCCAGAATGACGCGACGCTGCGCTTCGGTGTCAGCGCCACGTCGGGCGCGCTCGCCGAGATGCTGCGCCTCACGCCGACCCGCGGCTACGTGTTCGGCAAGCTCGACGCGACCGACATCATCGCCAGCCGCGGTAGCAACGCCATGCTTGCGTTCGACCGGCGCGACATCCCTGGCGACGCCGATGCGTGGGGCTGGTATGCGCACGGCACTTCTGCGCGCCTGTGGAAGGCCGGGGTCGGCGATGTAATCACCGTTTTCAGTAACGGTGATCTGGTCGCCGGTGCGGCGATGTTCCCCGGTGGCGGAGGTTCCTGCTACCTGTACCGCGTCTCCAGCGACCGGCTCGGCGTCAACCAGCACATGACCATCGGCGCCGACCTCAATGTCGGCAACAACGTCGCTGTAGTGGGGCAGGTTTACTGCAACGGCTGGTTCCGGTCTCAGGACTTCGGCGAAGGCTGGTATCACGAAGCGGGTGGCGGCGGCTGGTTCATGGAGGACACCACATGGATCAAGGCATACAACGGCAAGAGCATCCTGTGTACCTCCACTACGCAGAGCTACCGGATCGAGGCCAGTTCCGGCGGGCTGCACCAGCTCTCCGCAAACTCCGCGGCATGGGTGCGCCAGCCGCGCATCTTCGTCGGCGGCAGCGACCCCGGTGCGCAGGCGTCTGACGGCGACATCTGGATCCCCTGACCATGGCCATGTACGTGCGCTCCGGGGGCAGCTGGGTGGCGAAGGCCAGCATGGCGATCCGGTCCAGCGGCGGCTGGGCGACCAAGACCACCGCGTACAAGCGCGTGTCGGGGGCGTGGGTTGCCTTCCTGACCGCGCTCAGCGGGTCCAACGCCCCGTCGTCGATCAACTACGAGACCACCTCGACTTCGGCCTCGGAGAACATCACCAGCACTGGCAGCGGCGGCACTGGCTCGTACTCGTATAGCTGGTCGCTGGTGTCCAACACCGGCGGCTACAGCCTGACCAACGCCAGTTCCCAGACCTGTACGGTCTCTCGCTCCGGGCTGGTGGTCAACGCGACCTATACTTGCACCGCGCGCTGCACCATCAGCGATGGAGTATCCTCCGTCAACGTAGACACCGCCGTGTCCATCAAGCGGGTCAACCCGCCTCTCTGATCGAGATCCTTATGCCCACCGTCAACAAGACCATGAAGCTGCGCAGCGTCAGTTCTTTCGCCAACGAGGCAAACCCCGGCGGCGTCGCGCAGCTGATTTTCACGGAAGACGCCGATAGCAGCGCTCTGTCGATGGGGGCCATCCCCACCGTCAGCTCGGCCTCGCTGGTGCTGACTGAGCTGGAAGCCGCCGACTTCACCATCGGCACCTCCTACAACGTCACGGTGTCCACCACCCCGGCGGAATGACATGACCCTAGACCCGCACCAGGAGATGCAGCAGTACGGCCTTGACGACCAGGAGCAGCAGCTCCTGTACAACGTCGAGGTCCTGCGCGTGTCCGTGAAGCGGGCAGGCGAGATGGCTGGGGTCGCCTCGCCCCACGCTCTTCTCGCCAGGCCCCACATGCTGGCGGCCCGGGAGAAGGTGCGTGCCGCCCTGCGTGAGCGGGTCAACATCACCCGGGAGGATGTGATCGCCGGGTTGAAGTCCGCCATCGACCAGGCTGAGATCCTGGCCGATCCCGTGGCCCAGATCGCAGGCTGGCGCGAGATCGCCAAGATGCTGGGCTACGACAAGACCCCGAACGTCAACATCCACATCCAGGGCACCCTGGACCAGGTACGCCGGCAGTTCCAGGGCATGCCGGTCGAGGATCTGGTGCGCGAGGCGGGCCTGGGCGGGGTGATCGACGGGGACTTCTACCAGCTGAAGAGCGATGCCAACCCTGGTTAACTGCCCGTGCTGCAATGCAGCACAGCCGCTGAAGAACTTCCAGCCCGCCTGGGAGGGCCCCCCTGCCCGTCTCATCGACTTCTGCGACGAGTGCGTCAACACGCACGGGCTGACCCACCTGTACCGGACCTACACCGAGGGCGTCAACAAGGACGTCCGCCGGGTCATGCTGGAGGACAAGCAGGCCCTGAAGGCCGACCGGGAGAAACGGGAGCAGGTAGCCCTGCAGGAGGAGGCCCGGAAGGAGTTCGCCCAGCGCGAGATCTGCCGGCGCATGCTGCTGCCGTTCGTGCTGCGGTTCTTCCCCGACTACCAGCCGGGGTGGGTGCACCACGACATCTGCCGGCGCCTGGAGCAGTTCGTCCGCGACGTGGAGGCGAAGAAGAGCCCCCGCCTGATCCTCACCGTGCCACCGCGGCACGGCAAGTCGACCCTGGTCTCGGACATGTTCCCGTCCTGGGTCTTCGGCCAGCATCCGGAGTGGGAGCTGATCGCCAGCTCCTACGCGGTGACCCTGCCGATCAAGTTCAGCCGGAACATCCGCGACCGGCTCAAGGATCCGGCCTACCACGGCATCTTCCCCGAGACCGAGCTGCGCGCCGATGCGCAGGGTGTCGAGGAATGGCGCCTGACCAAAGGCGGCGGCTACCGCGCGGCCGGCGTCGGCGGCGGTATCACGGGCATGGGCGCCCACGTCCTCCTGGTGGACGATCCGGTCAAGGACGCGGCCGAGGCCCAGTCCGAGACGATCCGCGAGAACACCAAGTCGTGGTTCAACACGGCGGCCTACTCCCGCCTGGCCCCGGGCGGCGGGGTGCTGCTGGTCATGACCCGCTGGCACGACGATGACCTGGTCGGGCACGTCCTGGCGCAGATGAAGGAGCAGGTCGAGGCCGGTCTGGCGCCGGAGGAGATCGACAACTGGGAGCTGATCAACTACCCGGCCATCGCCATGGGGGACGAATACCTCCTGACCGACGGGTCTATTCAGGTTGACCCCTCCCAGGAGGAGAAGGTCGGCGCCCGCCTGCTGCGCAAGCGCGGTGAGGCCCTCCACCCTGACCGGTACGACCTCCCGAAGCTGGTCCGGATCAAGAACCGCTACAGCCCCCACGAGTGGGCGGCCCTGTTCCAGCAGGACCCAGTCCCGGACGACGGCGCCTTCTTCGGGAAGGACATGATGCGCTACTACTCGTACCTGCCCGGCACCCGGGCGGAGTACTGCTACTTCTCGGCCTGGGACGTGGCCATCGGCGAGAAGAAGCGGAACGACTGGACCGTGGGGGTGACCTGCGCCGTCAACGAGCGTGGCGACATGTTCGTCGTGGACATGGTCCGCGGCCGCCTGTCGACCATGGAGATCGTCAACCACGTCTGCGACCAGGTCGAGCGCTACGACTGCGACGTCTTCGGGATGGAGCACGGCCAGATCAAGATGACCCTGTGGCCCCTGATCCTGGAGGAGATGCGCCGCCGGCGCCTGCAGTGCTCGATCAACGACGACCTCAAGCCGGTCACGGACAAGGAGACCCGGGCCACCCCCCTCCGCGGCATGATGCAGATGGGGCGGGTCTATTTCCCCATGCAGAACGCCCGCCCCTGGGTCGAGCGCATGGTGGGTGAGCTGTTGCGTTTCCCCAGCGGCACCCACGATGATATTGTGGACGCGCTCGCCTGGGCCGCCCGGATGTACCGTACGGCCCCCCGGCCGATGGTGTCCGCGCAGGCGGAGAGCGTGAAGGTCAAGAGCTTCAGGGAAGAGCTGGATCAGTTCCCTGGAGCATTCGGCTCCGGCGTGGGCGACACCTCCTACATGGCGTACTGACATGGCGAACGAACGCGACAAGGCCGAAGAGACGTACTGCCTGTACCGCTACGATCGCGAGAACGGGCACGACTCGTTCCTTCGCCGAGCGCAGGAGTCCCAGCAGTACTACGCGTCCAAGCAGTGGACCGAAGCCGACATGGCGGTCCGGAAGAGCGAGCGCCGCCCCTTCGTCACCGTCAACGAGGTCTTCGAGACCGTCAACTCCATCGCCGGCGAGCTGGAGCAGCTGTCTACGGACGTGCGCTACCAGGCCGACTCGGGCGACGAGGAGACCGCCGACGCCCTGAACATGCTGGCCCAGCACGTGGACCGGCAGAACAAGATGTACATCCACGACGCCCAGGTGCGGATCAACGCCCTGCTCACGGGCCGTGGGTTCTACGACGTCCGCATGGACTTCGACGACAACATGATGGGCAACGTGTCTGTCGTGTCGCGCCGCCCCCAGAACGTCATCCTCCCCGCCGACATGGAGAGCACGGACCCCTGCTCCTGGGCGCGCGTGTCCACTACGGACATCGTCAGCCTCAACGACATCGAGGAGCGCTACGGGAAGGACGTCGCTGCCGAGATGAAGGGCATGCCGATCGCCGATTGGTACGACCTGGACGATCGGAACCTGGCGCAGTCCCTGGGCTACAACGCGTCCATGCGCACGGCTGAGTACACCGTCGACACCGACAATCCGTACATCAAGCAGTACCGCCTGGTGTCGATGCAGTATCACGAGCTGAAGTTCAAGGACGTCTTCATCGACGTCAGCACCGGCGACTCCGCCGAGGTGCCGGAGAACTGGAGCCGCGAGAAGATCAAGTACGCCATGGACACCCTCGGCCTTGCGGTAGTCCGCAAG